AATCAAAACGTTGGAAGCACTTTCAAGCCTTAATTCAACGACGAATGATTTCCTGGCCGTCTCACGCTAAAACACGGCGCCTAAGAACTTGGAAGCGTTTTTACCAACAGATGGTGGATGCAGAGGTTCAGTACAAAGGCCCTAATTTCCTTGTAGCCGCCCCAGACGAGTCCTACGCACACGATGACTTTGTGGACTCTTTGTCGATAGCCTGTTCTTTAACACAAGACCTTGTAATGCCAGAAATTGTGGCTTCTACTAATCCTTTTTTTGGTTAAGCCACACAAAGTAGTAAAAAGGGTAGAAACTATCTACCAGGTATACCTAAACCTAGAAACAAGGAGTCTACAATGGCTATTTCTCCAGCACCTCGCTTTCCAGAGCGTGCACCAAACGTCTACGAACGCAAAGCAGGGGACAACCCTGTACGTCGTGGACCACTACGCTTTGAAGAAGGCGTTGCAACCGATACCGATGTTCCAACCGACTTTATCAAAGGAATGCAATCAGGTGCAGCAGTTGCTCCTGGTCGTCCTAATCGTAACGCTCCAGTTTGGCAGAAGCCTGCCGCTGAAACTTTGTCAGAGCGTGCACACGTAGGTTCTGCTGCATGGATTGAAGCACCTACAATGCTAGGCGAGTTTGCTCACGGCACATACACAGACCGTGCAGAACAGATGATTGAAACTGTTATGCGTTCTGGTGGTCGTCAGCAACGTCCAGCCCCAACTGTCGTAAACGACTAGTTATTTGACAACCTGAACCCGCTCATACGGTAGTGTATGGGCGGGAACAGGCTGTATTCGGAGGAGTCAAATGAAAAAACCCGCTAACTTAAAATTGTATGCGATGTTTGTCGCACAGGCCAAAGCAAAGTATTCAAAGTGGCCTAATCCAGGTGCTAGTGCTTGGGTTTCAAAAAAATACAAAGAAGCGGGCGGTCAATACACTGAAACAACAGAAGCAGACCGTCGTCATAACATGGCGATAAAAAAACAACAAAAACAATTATCTGAAAAAAAGAATCCTAAAAAAGAAGATAAAAAATCCGAAAAGGATAAGGGCAAGAAGTAATGTCATTTCTTGATTTTTCACCACCGTCATATCGTGCGGCGTCATCTGACCTTACTATTTCCATTTCACCACTTGGTTTGGTTGAACTTGCTGACGAAGAATTTGAAGTACACGGTCCTCGTTTAAACCGTTACTCTCTTAACTGGGCGATGTACCTCGGTCATCACTGGGGTTATCGTCGTGAACAAGGCGAAATGCAAATTGCAGTCAATTACTATCGTGCCTTTAATGATTATCTTGCCAGGTTCGTGTTTGGTCGTGGCGTCCATTTTCGCTCTCCTAAGTCAACTGAAGCAATTATTCCAGACCGTCTTGAACGCATTTGGGAAGTTGACAATGACAAAATGCGTGTCCTACTTGAGATGGGACAGCAAGGCGGTATCACAGGAGACGTATTCGTCAAAATAGCCTACGAAGAGGCTTGGACAGATTCTGCTGGCATGTTCCATCCTGGACGTGTTCGCCTTCTTCCTATGAACTCGTCTTTTTGCTTTCCTGAGTTTCACCCACACGATAGAAGTCGTCTTCTTAGATTTAAACAGAAGTATCGTTTCTGGGGAACCTCGCTAGAAGGTACTCGTCAAGTGTTTACCTACACTGAAATTTTGACTGACGACGTCATTGAAGAGTACATTAATGATGAACTAATTGACTCACGACCAAATCCACTAGGACTTATTCCAGTGGTTCATATTCCTAATGTTCCTGTTTCAGGTTCACCGTGGGGTCTCTCGGACGCACACGACATCATCACTATCAACCGTGCATATAACGAAATTAGCACTGATGTCGCTGACATCATTAACTACCACGCTTCTCCTGTGACAGTTATTGTAGGTGCTAAAGCCTCTAACCTTGAGAAAGGTGCAAAGAAGGTTTGGGGTGGTCTTCCAAAAGACGCTCAAGTCTTTAACCTTGAAGGTGGCGCATCAGGTATCGAAGGCGCCTTGAAATACCTTGAGTTGTTAAAACGCTCAATGCACGAACTAATGAACATTCCTGAGACTGCTCTTGGACAAGTCCAACCAATCTCAAACACATCAGGTGTTGCTCTGTCTATTCAGTATCAGCCGCTGATGAACCGCTATTCTCAAAAAGTAGCCCAGTATGGTAAGGGTCTTGAGCGAATCAATGAACTTGCACTTCGCACCCTTGCCATCAAGGAACCACAAACATTTTTGTATAACCCAGATGAAGACGGCCCAATCAAGGAAGGTCAATTAGACCGCCTTGACCCAAATGACCCTTTGTCTTATATGAACTACGTACAGTTCCCGCCTCCACTTCCTCTTGATAAGTTAATTGTCCTCAATGAAATCCAAACCAAACTAGGCATGGGACTTGAGTCAAAGGAAGGAGCGCTCCGCACACTTGGCGAAGAGTTTCCAGAAGAGAAACTTCAAGAGATTCGTCGTGAATTGGTCGAGGATGCAAAGGCTGATGGTGCTCTATCTCTTATCAAGGTCCAAATTCAAAAGCAGATTCAAGATATGACAGGAATGATGCCTGGACCAGACGGCTCAAGCGCGATTCCTATGCAGCCTACCCAATTAGGTGACGGAGATGTGATGGGTGACGGCATTGAGGGGCCTCCAACTCCTGAAAATGTTGAGGACCCAGCGGTTCAAGAGATGAAGGCTGTAGAAGACCAGGCAGAAATGTCTATTAGGAATGACCTAGTAACTCAAGCCTATGGCACTAAGATTCCGCAAAGAAGGATGGTAGATAGAGACTAAGTTTCCAACTGTAAAAAGTTTGGAATATAACGAGACAATTACACATAAATGTAATGCAATTATCTCATAACAATCAAGGGACACGCCGAAAGGCATACGGACAACTACATAAGAAAGATAAGTGAACACTGCTATGGAAAACACAGTAGAAACCGATGCATCGCTGTCTTCAGTCGATGTGTCAATAGTGAGTAGTGAGACAACTATGTCAGTACCTTCGTACACAGCCGATGATATTGCAAAGGCACGTGAACAAGAAAAAGCAAAGTTATACCCACAACTTGAAAAGATGAAAGAAGAACTCTCGTCCCTTAAAAAGGAACGTGAGGAAACGGCATCTCGTGAAGCAGAGCGTCAAACACGCATTGCTGAAGAGGAAGGTCGTGCAGCACAGTTGAAGAAGGAACAGGAAGAGAATGAACTGTCCTTCAAAGACCTTCTCAAAAAGAAGGAGCAAGAATTTCAGTCTCAACTAGAGAATGAACGTCTTGAAAGAGAACGTGCGATTGCTCTCCTAGAACAGGAGCGCAAATTCCAAGAGTTGATGAATTACCGTCAGGCTCGATTAGAACAGGAACGAGAAACAATCATTCCTGAACTTATTGATTTAATTGAAGGCGATTCACAAGATGCCGTTGAGCAGAGCATTGCAACTCTAAAAGAAAAATCTGCTCGAATTCTCGATTCCGCTCAACAGGCTATGCAGTCTGCAAGAGCACAAATGGCAGGACCACGCGTAACAGCGCCTGCCGCAGGACCCCTCGATAATGATTCGTCACAACAACCGTTAACTCCTGATTCAATCAGGGATATGTCATTGGCAGACTACTCGAAACAACGAGCCAAATTACTTGGCAATGCAGCAAATAATCGTGGTCAGGGACTGTTCGGTTAACCCAAACAACTATCTAGAAAGGACTTGACCTCCATGGCAAGTGCAATTACAGGTACTGGTCAACTAGCCAGCGCCCCTACCGCTTATTCGGGTTCTAATACATCCCTGAATCAAGCAATCCAGACAATCTGGTCTAAGGAAATCTTATTCCAGGCAATGCCAATTCTTCGTTTCGAACAGTTTGCAGTTAAGAAGACTGAACTAGGAGTTGCTCCTGGTCTTCGTGTTAACTTCCTTCGTTACAAGAACTTTGCAGTAGACCCATCTCCTCTAACAGAAGGTGTTCGTATGACAACGAGCGCTCTTACTGCAGAGCAGATTGCTATTACTGTTGCAGAACACGGCTACGCAGTAGCAGTTTCTGAACTTCTTCTTAACGCATCCTTCGATGACGTGATGGCTTCTGCTTCACGTCTTCTCGGTCGCCACATGGCACAGTACCTAGACGTACAGGCACGTAACACACTTTCTGCAGCAACTTCTGCAGTGTTCGGTTACGACCGCTCATCTGTACAAGGTGTTAATGACTGGTACAACGAAGGAACAGCAGCAACACAGTTCTCAGACCTTGATGGTAACTATAAGTTGTCAACAGGTGCTGTAAAGGATGCTGCGCTTACCCTTGCTGGTAAGAACATCCCTCGCTTAGGTGAGACATATGTACAGTTCGTACACCCAAAGCAGTCACGTGACATTCGTTCGAACCCAGAGTTCATCGAAGTTACAAAGTACGCTGCTCCAGGTAACTTCATGCTCGGTGAAATCGGTCGTCTATACGACGTAGTATTCATCGAAACAACACAGGTTAAGAAGTTGGCAGTTAATGCTGCATACACAACTTCAACATCTGTTGGACTTCCAGCAGACCAGTACAGTGCTCCTGTTAAGACTAACACAGCCCCAGGTTCAGGTGGAAATCCAGAGTCTGCAGATTTCACTGCAGAAAAGGGTTACCTAACAACAGCAACTGGTAACGGTGCTGAGGTTTACGAATCAATCATGATTGGTGACAACGCATTTGGTCACGCAATCTCTCTCCCAGTTGAACTACGTGACGGTGGAGTTCTCGACTTTGGTCGTGAGCACGCTCTTGCTTGGTATGCAATTTGGGGTCTTGGTGTTATCACAGACCAGGCTATCGTCAAGGTCTACACCAACTAGTTTTACCCTATGTCTGGGAGCCATACTCCTTCTTTGGCTCCCAGACATAACTAACTACATAACTTAGGAGAATAAACACCGTGGCAAATAAAGCAACAAGTCCATTGGATGCAACAGGAGTTGCAGCCGAAAAAGCAGCAAAACAAAATGCTGCAGAGTTAAGAAAGCGACAAGAAGAACTTTCTATCGCTAATCAGTTAGAGGTAGAGTCTCTTGAACGAGACGTTTTTGACCCAAAGAAGCCAGACGCTCCACTAGTTTTGGATGAAATCGAAGACCTTGGAGTTTCAGTATCGAATGAGTACGTAGTCATTCGAACAATCTCTGATATTGATGAGATGACGTTTGGCGTTGTGAACGGGACTCCTCAAAGTTATTCCTTTAAAACAGGTGTTAAGTACCGTGTTCCACGGCACATCGCTGATTACTTGGAACAACTTGGTTACATTTGGCGGCCTAACTAAGCCGTCACAAGTAGTCCGACCCTCAACTGGTTCCCGCCCTCCTCCCAGTTGGGGGTTGGGCCTTTTGCGCTGTGTATTTGGCAATTACAGGAGAGAATTGCCACACCTAGTTTTGGAGGTTCCGTGGCTACACTTTCAGTCCTGGCTGACAGGCTGCGCTATGAAATTGGCGATATACCCAAGTCTTTTGTGTACACCTTTACAGCAGACGGAACTACAAATCGATTTTTAGTCCCATACTCTCCATTAGATGGAGCCAACTTAATAATTACCAAAAATGGTAACAACATATCTGATGATGCTGAAGTTGAGGAAGCAACTGGTTACATAGTTCTTGATACTGTGCCAGCAGAAGGTGACGACATTATTGTTGCTGGAAACTACTTTAAATATTTTACCTCTAGAGAAGTTGAACACTATGTTTCCACTGCTTTTGCAGAACACTCACTAAACCACACAGACTCGTTTGGGCGCACGATGACTATCGCTAATCTTCCTGGAGTTGAAGAGTATCCAGTAGTTGTACATGCATCGGTATTAGCGCTCTATGCATTAGCAAATGATGCAGCATTTGATATCAACGTATTTGCACCAGACGGTGTAACCATTCCTCGTTCTGAACGTTATCAACAGTTAATGCAAATGGCTCAGGCTCGTCAAGCACAGTACCGCGAATTGTGTTCACAACTTGGTATTGGTATGTACAAAATTGACGTGTTCAGTGTACGTCGAATTTCTAAAACTACTAATCGTTATGTTCCAATTTATCAACCAATGGAAATTGATGATAGGTCTACTCCAATTCGTGTATATGTACCCATTCCTACTTATGGAGGAGTACAACCAGAAGTTACAGCAATTATTCAAGACCTCTACATTTATGAAGGCGACGATTACACCTTCAACGTTGTATTTGATTTTGAACTTGACACCTATACTGCAACGTCTGAGATTAGACGGATGCCAGGAAGTTCAGCGCTAATAACCTCCTTTGCAGTTACAAAACCAGATGTAGGCACAGGAGACGGAGCAGGAATTCGTACTCTACAGTTGGACCTCAACGAATCGCAGACTAGACTTCTTCCAAATACGTGCTACTACGACATTCAAATGGTGGATGCAAATGGCGTTACAAAGACCTACGTAACAGGTAAAATCTTTGTAACTAAAGAGGTGACTACTCCATGAGCCAATATGTAAGACCAGGTGCTAACTCAACGACGTATGTAAATGACGTCATTAGCATAACCACGCCTTCTGGAACCGTTTCTTACGGAACCCCAGGAACCTCAGAAGTAGTAGTCCCAGACCTGGCCTACGCCCACACCCAGGGAACCTCTAGCGCTACTTGGACAATAAATCACAATCTTGACTTCTATCCTAACGTTACAGTTTTGGATTCTGCAGGTACAATCGTCGAGGGCGAAATCTCGTACACCACTCGGAATCAAGTTGTTCTTACCTTTTCGGCAGCCTTTAGTGGCAAAGCCTACCTATCTTAAGGAGACCCTGAGTGGCACGTAAGTACTTAACCCCTATTGACTTAACTAAGTTAGAACTTCAGAATGCTCGAATTCAGAACTTAGCAACTGCTCCATCCACACCAGTAGTTGGTCAAATCTATTTTGATACTGTTCTTGGGTTTCTTCGTGTTTGGAACGGAAGTGCATGGGTTAGCACAAGTGCTGGTGCGCAAGGTACGCAAGGTACACAGGGCGCTACTGGCGATACAGGTGCACAGGGTGCACAAGGAACAGCAGGTGCACAGGGTCTTGATGGTGCAAATGGTACGCAAGGTGCACAGGGAACTGTCGGTGCTCAAGGAACACAGGGAACAGTTGGAACACAAGGTACGCAAGGAACTGTTGGTTCGCAAGGAACTGAGGGTGCTCAAGGTTTAGATGGAACTAATGGAACGCAGGGTACACAAGGTACTCAGGGTGTTGAAGGACAGCAAGGCGTACAAGGTACTCAAGGAACTCAGGGAACTCAAGGAACTCTTGGTACACAAGGCGTACAAGGTACGGAAGGCTCTCAAGGAACTCAAGGCACTGAAGGTGCACAGGGAACTCAAGGCACTGAAGGTGCACAAGGCACTGTAGGTTCACAGGGTACCGAAGGTGCGCAAGGTGCAGAAGGCACACAAGGAACACAAGGCACACAAGGAACACAAGGTACAGAAGGTACTCAAGGTGCTACTGGTTCTTTTGGTGGAGAAACCCACGAATACAATTACATAACAAGCACCACTGAACAAGACCCAGGTTCAGGCAATGTAGCGTTTGACACTACAACATTAACTTCTGCTACAGAACTTTATATTGATGATGTTGACTTTAACTCCAATGACATTGGTCAGTTGATTGCAACAATCGATGACTCAACATCAGGCATCAAAGGAACTTTTAAACTTACAAACACAGCAAACTCTTCACAGTACTTATTCTTCCAGATTGTTGGAACAAGCACTGACAGCGGAACTTGGCACTCCATTCCTATTGCCTACGTAACAGGTACTGTATCTTCGTTTACTAACGACACCAATGTGTACATCACATTTGCTCGTGTCGGTGACAAGGGCGACACTGGAGCCCAAGGTACAACGGGTGCTCAAGGCGTACAGGGCACTACAGGTGCTCAGGGAGCAGAAGGTGCTCAAGGTACAGAGGGCGCTCAAGGTACAGAAGGTGCACAGGGAGTTCAAGGTACTGAAGGACAACAGGGTACTCAAGGAACTGAAGGTGCTCAGGGCACTCAAGGTACCGAAGGAGCCCAAGGCGTCGAAGGACAGCAAGGCGTTCAGGGTGTACAAGGAACCCAGGGAGTTCAAGGCACTCAAGGTACAGACGGTATTCAAGGTCTTGATGGTGCCCAAGGAACTGAGGGTGCACAGGGTACTGAAGGAAGCCAAGGTACACAGGGAACTCAGGGTACAGACGGTATCCAGGGTCTAGACGGTGCAAATGGTGCGCAAGGTACACAAGGTACAGTCGGTGCCCAGGGAACTCAGGGAACTCTTGGAGCCCAGGGTACTCAAGGTACACAGGGTGCTACAGGTACAACTGACCCAATCACTGCTGGTTATGCACTAAGTAAGACTGGCGATGAAGTTAAGTTTGATGCCTTCTCTGCAACTACTGGCGCAGACTTTGAAGGCGCTCAGTTCACAACAACATTAAATGCAGTTACTCCAACTGCCAATAACGCTATCAGTCTTCCAGATGCATCAGGAACTATTGCTCTTACTAGCGATATCACAGCAACAATTGCTGATACTGATGATGTTCCAGAAGGTTCCACAAACCTATACTTCTCAGTACAGCGTGTAAACGATGCTCTGCAAACAGTGGTTGTTGATGGAACAGGTATTAACACCACCTACAATGGCGCTCAACAGACTTTCACAATTGATGTAGATACATCAGTTATTGCTACAAAGGATTACGTAGATGGCGTTGCTCAAGGACTTGATGTTAAAGAGTCTGTACGAGCAGCAACAGCCTCAGCACTTCCTGCGTACACCTACACCAGTGCTAATGGTGGAACACTCACTGCTAACGCAAATGCCGCTCTATCAGTTGACTCTGTTGCACTAGAAGACAACGAACGAGTTCTTGTAAAGAATGAGTCTGGTGGAAATCGTGCTTACCACGGTATTTACTCTGTCTTCCACAAGGGCTCTGGCTCAACCGCTTGGGTACTTGTTCGTGCAGAAGATGCCAACGAGACTGGTGAAGTAACTGCAGGTCTCTTTACCTTCGTAGAAGAAGGTGGACAAGCAGACACTGGTTGGGTTCTCTCAACAAATGAGACTATTACCCTTAACTCTACAAATTTAATCTTTACACAGTTCTCAGGCGCAGGCGCCTTCACTGCTGGAAACGGTTTAACTCAAACTGGCACAACATTTAACGTTGGTGCTGGCACAGGTATCGTAGCCAACTCTGATGACGTTGCAATTGACACAACCACAGTTGCTCGTAAGTACACAACAACAATCGGCGATAACAGTGCGACATCGTTCACAATTACACACAACTTTGGAACACGTGGTGTACTTGTCTCTGTATACAACGCCGCTGCAAACTATGAGGAAGTTGTTGTAGATGTTGAAAAATCAACAACTAACACAGTCACTGTAAAGTTTGCAGAAGCCCCAACAACTGACTCTTACGTCGTGGCGGTTATTGGATAATGAGTAAAAAAGCCTTAGTTCCAGTAAATGTTTTCGCAACCGAGAACATTCCCCTTGGAAAATATCCAGGAGACCTTTACTGGAACACAGATGAGCGTCGTCTGTATGCTTTTGATGGCGTTTCTTGGCTTCAACTAGTTCCTATTGCTGATGCAGACCTTATTGAAGGCGGTAATGAAGCCGCTGGCTCTGATACCTACGATACAACTGCAGAAGGCGGAGATGAAAACGCTGGAAGCGACGCTTACACAAGTTCCTACGATGGTGGAGGAGTGACTCTATAACATGGCAGTACGCATACAACTACGACGTGGTACCGAAAATGAGTGGTTCGTCAATAACCCAACTCTTGCCGCTGGTGAAGTCGGTATTGAGACCGACACACAGAAAATCAAGATAGGTAACGGCAGCACTGCCTGGAACTCACTTGGTTATGGTGGACTTCAAGGTCTTCAAGGAACTACTGGCGCTCAGGGCGTCCAAGGCACTGTTGGTGCCCAAGGCGTTCAAGGTGTACAGGGAACTCTAGGCTCTCAAGGAACTCAAGGTACACAGGGCACCGAAGGAACTCAAGGAACCCAAGGAACTCAGGGAACTCAGGGAACTCAGGGAGTTCTTGGTGAAACTGGTGCTCAAGGTACACAAGGTGTACAAGGTGAGATTGGTTCTCAAGGAACCCAAGGCACGCAAGGCACTCTTGGTGTTCAGGGAACTCAGGGTACGCAGGGTACAGAGGGTGCTCAAGGCACGCAGGGAACTCAAGGAACCCAAGGTACACAAGGAACCCAGGGTACTCAAGGCGTACAAGGAACTTTAGGTGCGCAAGGTGCTACAGGTAACTTTGGTGGAGAAACCCACGAATACAACTTCTTAACTGATACAGGAAACACTGACCCAGGCAGCGGTAACCTTAAGTTTAACCAAAGCACTATCTCTAGTGCTACTGCTTTGTATATTGACAATGTCGATTTCAATTCAAATGACATTACTCAGTTGCTACAGACTATCGATGACTCAACATCTGGAATTAAAGCAACTATCAAATTTACTAAAGTTGGCGACCCAAGTAGTTTTGCTTTCTTCCAAGTTACAGGTGCGCACACGCACGAGAGCGGTGGAGCATACTTCAGCGTTCCTGTCGCACACGTAACTGGAACTCTTTCAGTTGTAAACAATGACAATCTTTACGTTACCTTTGCCCGTGTTGGTGATAAAGGAGACACTGGAGCCCAAGGTACACAGGGAACTCAGGGAACTCTTGGTGCTCAAGGTGCTCTGGGAGAAGGTATTCAAGGAGTACAAGGTACACAGGGAATTCAAGGTGCTACTGGCGATACTGGTACTCAAGGAACTGCGGGTACATCGCCTTCAGGAAGTGCGACAGTTTCTGACGTTCTAATGCTAGGTGGCATGTAACAACTCAGTACTGCCACGATGTATTTGGCTATGTACTGCTGCTTCTAGCAACAGTTTAACTGGCTGATACACCTCTGGCTTTAGTGTGTAAGTTGCAAACCGCATCTGGTCCTGCTCTTGCTTCATTCTGAAGTTAAACACATACCAATCTACGGGCGCTGTAATCCCACGTGTAGCGATGTCTTTTAGTGCTTTTTCTGCTCCACGTCTACTGACTGCATAGGCTGCACAGGACCATTGTTGGTATGACTTGCAGACGTGTTCTTCGTAGATGTCGTGTTCTTCTGGTTTGTACGCAAACAAAGAATCATCAGGAACAAAAAGTGAAAAGAAATCCCAAGTAGGCAAAAGTTCTTGCATATAAAAGTTTGTAATAGTTTCAAAGTTTTTACTTAACACAATGTCATCCTCAAATATGAGGAGTACATCCTTGTCTGTTTCTAGAAACGTTTTGTAAGCCATCCAGTTGCTTGCCCAAACACCGACAACTCCTGCGCTTGGAGGAAAGGTCTCACCTGGCTGTGCGTAGTCGTATACGGTGTTAACCTTAAACTCAGGATGTTCATTTATAAAGTCCTCTGCTTTATCTGCTGTGTTTAAGTACATTGTTGGTGAACCAAGACGTGGCAAAAAAGACATTCTCTTTAAAATGCCCTCATAAGAACGGTTCCTTACTTCATTTCCAGTATCCGTATGAAAGACTTCAAAGGTAGCGTTGCTCAGCACTTTTTAATCCAAACCTGATAACCAGATTCGATGAGTGTGTACTGTCCTTGGCATACCGCTAGGAAGGCGTCCACGCCCCTTTTAGGCTCGTTAAATGGGTTTCCGTCATAGTTCCATAGGTAGTCGTCAAAGGCCATTATTCCGCCGCTTTCTAGGACTTTAAAGGCGTTTAATCCATCTAGAGCAGTCTGTAGAGCCGTGTGGTCTCCATCAATGTAGATAAAGTTAAAGGTCTTATCATTAATGCTAAAGAACTCGTCACTGGTCATTTTGCATTTTACAACTCTTAGGTCTGATGTTCTAGAATCATAGAATTCTTCAACTGATGTGAAGTCTAATGTTTCATGAGCCTTTTCTTGACTTCCTCCCCAAGTGTCTACATCGTGAATAGTAGTTATGTTGCGGTTATTCAAAAGCCATAAGGTAGCGTCGCCTGTGTAAGCACCTACTTGAAGTGCTCGTAACTCTGTTGTTGGAACATGACGAAAATACTTTTCAACATCTCTAAACCAATTAGGAAACATTAAAATAACCTCATATTGTTTAGACATCCGTTGACATACTCTGGAGCCATTTTGTGGTCATCAAGCAGGTGCTGAAACAAAACTTTACTTTCTTCTTTACGTCCTACCCACCAACTAGCCACTGCTTTTTCAAATAACAAACAATAAGAGCCATAGTACTCAGTCCAACCTGGAAGTGGATTGTTTAAAGTGTTACCTGTAAACTGAAGTCCTAACTCTGCAAATGTGTAAGCCTTTTGCCATTCTTTTCTATATTGATAGTAACGAGCAAGTGCAAAGTATGCTTCAGGTCTTGTTGGCATAAACGCAATAGCATGATGCAAGGTATTTAGAACAGTGGCGCTTCTGTCTTGTTGTCTTGACCAACACAGCGCCATCTTTATCAAAGAGGTGTAGGTTAATAGCGGATTAGTCTTGTACCCAAGGTCTGCGGCTCGTAAGAAGAACCCAGCAGCAGAGGAGTGCTGTTTTAGTTTTTCATATTCTTCGGCCAAAGCAAAGTTCTTTTCAACACTTTTAGTGTTTGATGCTAAGTCAATTGTAAGTTCTTTAAGCCCCATAAGACAAAGCCTCCGTAATCATCTCATTCACAACGTTCTGTGGAACTTCAAGAATAAATGCACAGTTATCTTGAACTCCAAAACTAACAAGAAGATTGTCATCTTTTATTGCAGCGCCTACACAGAACTCAATGGCTGTATCAAGAAATGCAAATTCTTTACTAAGTCCTTTGAAGTTAAACTCTGAGTCCCACACCACAAGCCTGTGTCTGTACCTGGAGTCTTTTTGATTTAAGTAGTTTCTCCACAACTTAACTTCGTGAGTAATGCAGATATAGAACTCTCCCCACTTAACAACATGAGAACCTCCTCGTTGGTCAATTGGAGGTGTAGGTGTTTCTTTTACTATCGCCTGTTTGCATTCTGGCTCATTTGGGTTTGCCCACACAACTTCAGTAGGCATTGTCCATTTAACAAAGTGATACGGTTTATCTAGAACAGGCATCCAGTTCTTTTCACAATAAGAAGTGTCTTCGTTCATGGGCGCGGGTATGCGCACGCGTGAGACCTCTTTAACAGACCAGGTATCTTTGTCTATAGTTAATTTACTATATTCCATTCGACCCTGACCATTGGTCGTGGTATCTCGTCTAACTCCTACTGCGTAATAGTCGTCGTCCCATTGCACAACTCGAATGTCTTCTAATCCAACAAACTCCCAAATAGGCTTATGTAGTTCAAGCATCTCTATTTGAGTTGAGTTGATTATGTTGAGGTCGTTGTCAAGGCGGCATAGGTAATTGACAGTTCGTAGGTGCTGGTCTTTTTCAGGGTGCAGGTAAGTTAGCGGCCCCCAAGGACTAAAGAACCTCTGGTCACCCTCTGAAATGTAGAGGGTGTAATTAACTATTCTAAGGTTAACCAGGATATCGCCGTCCTTGTCAACAAAAACGCTAGGGTTCATTATCCCAGTATTGTCAGGAAGGGTATGTTTGACTATTAGGGGGGCTAGTTTTCCGCCCTGAGAAACCGATTTATGCACCAAATTCATGCGGTCACTTTAGCCCACATATCCCCAAAATACGAACTAACCTTTACTTGTTTAGTCGTACAGGTGAGGGATTTATCTGTACCTTACTGATACTGCTACTTAAGGAGTCTCATGCCAACGATTTACAAGGTTTTGGGCCAGTCAGCCCCCGCAGCAACGACCTTAACCACACTTTACACAGTCCCTTCATCAACTGATGCGGTGGTGTCAACACTTGCCATCTGCAATCGTGCAGGAACATCAGGCACATACCGAATTGCGGTTCGTCCTGCTGGTGCATCGGTTGCTAACCAACACTACATTGTCTACGGTGCAACCGTAGCAGCCTCTGACTCTGTTCTTCTAACTTTAGGTATTACGTTAGACACAACAGACGTACTTAGCGTTTACGCATCCTCAGCAGACATGTCGTTCTCAGCGTTCGGAAGCGAGATTTCCTAATATGGCAGTAAGGAAGGCAAGCGATTCTAACATTGCAGGAAAAAAGTACAATGATGCTTCTGCTGGTGCGTCAAAAATAACAGACGTACCAGATGCAGGAACTATAGGAACTGCTACTGACGTAGGCACTTCTAGAGCCATTAATAATGGCGCTGCAACAGTCGCAGCAACTGTCCCTTCAACTGGTGGAGTACCCGCATCTTACACTGCTACTTCTAATCCAGGAAGTTTAACAGGAACAGGCAACACTCTTCCCGTCACAGTAACTGGATTGTCTTCTGGAACTGCTTACACATTTACAGTTTCAGCAACTACTACTGCAGGAACAACTACCTACACTGGTACAAGCAATTCAATTACAGCAACTACAGTCGCTAGTGCGCCAACTATTGGAACTGTGTCATCACCTTCTGCAGGTTCTACTAGTGTTAGTGTTCCCTTCACAGCATCGTCAAACAACGGTGGTAAAACCATCACTTCATACGAAGCGCTTAGTTCTCCAGGAAGTTTAACAGGAACAGGTAATACAAGCCCTATAACAGTAAGTGGATTAAGTTTGGGTACTGCTTATACATTCCAAGTACGGGCTGTAAATGGGAATGGAAATAGTGCGTATTCTTCTGCTTCAAACTCCGTCACACCTAACTACCCAACTTCTCTTACAGACAACTTCAATCGAAGTGGAAACTTGGGAGGCTCAACAGCCAGTGATGGCGTAAATGTGTGGTCAAACGTTCGTGGTACTTGGTCTGTAAACGGGTCACAAGCATCTAACTCAGATGCTGCAAGCAACAACAGCATTGCCATTGTTAATTTGGCAGGAACAAACACAACTACCGCTAGAGTAGATACTCCAGCAGGTGGCGTAGGAGTCGCATTCTGGGTACAAAGTTCCTCTAACTGGTGGGCAGCGTATCCGTTCTATGCACAAACAACAAGCACTGCATGTAACTCTAACTCAGGAAGTTTTTCAAATCCTCCTCCAAACTGTTGTGGTAGCGTTACTTCAGGATACTCAGTCGAAGCCTACTGCCCTTGGGGTTACGCTGGAGAATACTTTTCCAACAACTGCTCTTTATCACAGTCCTTTTTGGATGCTATATGTGGTGGTGGTGGCACATATGGTGGATGTCAAAGTTACTATATTTGTCCATCAAACTCAACTGTGACAAACTACTCTTCACGTGTACGAGTCGCTAACCAGGCTGGAGTTCAAAGAGACACCGAATACAATACAAACACAAGTAGTTATTCAACGGCTGGCTCTGTGTTCGTATCAACGTCAGGTGATGTTGTTACTTATCGCGCTTATTCTTCCACAGGAGGCGGTGGAAGCACTCTATTAAACACTAATTTCACTCCGTCATCTCCTGTAAAAGGAACTGGTTTTGGAGTATTTAAGGGACCAAGTGAGCAAAGCCAAGGCTCTGTAGTAGATAACATACTCGTACAAAGGGCTTAATCCTGGTATAGTTTATCTACCACTAATACGGAGAACAAAATGACGTCACCCTATGAACGGGAGGCTCGTCCTTGGGATTTGTATAACAAAAACTTAGGACGTGTCAGTGAAGAGATTATGGATAAAAGGATATCCATTTGTAAAGAATGTCCTGAGTTCATATCTTTTACAATGCAGTGTAAGGTATGTAAGTGTTTTATGAATTTTAAAACAAAATTACCAAACGCTGAATGCCCACTTAAAAAATGGGGACAAGAAGTTGTTCCTCTTAAAGAGAAAGAGTAACCATGTCAGAAGACACAGTAAGTAACGCACCGCTACCTCCAGTAAAACTGGCATTTATCATAGATAATGAAGTAGTTGACGTCCTTCACACAGACTCTCGTCTTGCTTCTATATTTTTAAGTGCTCCTACAGTTGTAGATGTCACTGGTGAAGATGGTGAACAGTCAGTCTTTATTGGATGGCAGTATGACCCAGAAACTAAGAACTTCACTGGTGACGCTCCACTACAGGCAGACCCAAATAACGGTCAAGACTAGTCGATAAACTTTAACCCTCTTATTCCTTCTCAATAAGAGAGAATTACTACATGCGTGGTAATCGGGTTGAGGGTCGTTTTAAGATTGACTATGAAACCTCATCTATGGATGAGGGCATGGTAGATGAGTTACGGTTACCTGTAGGCACCGCTGTAGATTGGTGGCTTTGGAACCCTACAGAGTTTGCAGATAACTACGAAGATTACGTAGACCCTATCTATGACACTTCTAACCAAACTAGTGGTTTAGGTCGTCGTTGGGACGAGCCTTTTGATATGCCAGTTATTTTGGCGCAACAAATTCGCGGCAATAACGTCATGAACGAACGAGGCTTTTATACAGTAGATACCCTGCGCCTTGTAATTGCCGTAGATGACGTCAATAGACTTCTTCCAGTAATTGTCTCTGAGCCTACCTCTCACATCAAGGACAGGGTGGTGTTTCAAAACCTAGTTTTCACGCCCACACGCGTGAACCCTCGTGGAAGATATAAAGACCGCTACTCTGTAGTGACGATAGACTGTAACCAAGTAAACGCAGAGGAACTTGTGAACGACCCACAGTTCCAACAGTACGCAAACTAGGAGGTTACGCGTGGACTTTGAACCAGAGTTGGACCCAGACCTTTTTGATGAAAAGTTAATGGATGAAATTGATAAAGAATTTGAGTTAGCAGAAGACTACGATGACCATGCTTGGGACGAAGAAGACCAAGAAGAAGGGGATAAGTAATGCCTAAAGCAACTGCAAAACAAAAGGGAAAAGTTGAAAAGGTAATACGGGAGTATAAAAAGGGCGAACTTAACATTGGTAAATCTGATAAGAAAGTTAAGTCTAAGAAACAAGCCGTAGCAATTGGACTTAATCAAGCAGGGCTTTCAAAGAAGAAGAAAAAATGATATTAACAAAACTTGAGCCAGCCCCACTCAAGTATCCAAACGGTGGAGGAATAAAGGCAATGACTAGTCGACAAGCACCAAAGTCTCAAAAATTAGAAATCGAGGCTCTAAAAAAGAAGCACGAAGTAGAGTTAGCAAAATTGCAAGAAAAACACTCTAGTGTTAATTCACCTAAAAAGAAGGTGAAATAATGCCTCGTAAAAAGACTCCTGGTGCTCACGTAGGTAAATCTCCACAGAAAGCGGTTAATACTGCAGTAACTGAAGATAAGTACGAATCAGGTGGAGCAAAATTGCGTAAAAAGAAGGGTGGCTACGTTCGTAAGCCAAAACCTCCTATCCGTTACAAGAGGAAAGCGGTTAAGTTCGACTAATGGCAAAGACACTCAAAGTTGGTGGCGTAAAGCACACTGTAAAAAAGAACAGCAAAGGCGACGTTGTAGTTGACCATGAGGCTAAGGCTAAGGCTGGTAAATGGGACAAGATTAACCTGACAAAAAAGGGTGGCTCTAAGACTATTGAGCAAGGTGTCAAGGCTGTTAAAGATTGGCATAAAAAGAACCCTCATAAGAAGGTGAAGTAATGGCTAAAAAAACAGACCCATGTTGGGATGGCTACACACAAGTCGGTATGAAGATGAAGAACGGAAAGAAAGTTCCTAACTGCGTACCTGCAAAAGGTGTTTCAAAATCAAAACCAAAAAAGAAAGCAGGTAAAAAATAATGTGCAGTACTTGTGGATGTATGAAGCCAAAAGACAAGCATGGCGAAAAAACTTTAGCCGCTGCTAACAAGAAGTATGCCAAGAAGAAGGACGACAAGAAGAAGGAGAAGAAGTAATGGCTCTCTCCTGTAAAACAAGAGGTTGCAAATGCACATGCAGCATATGCAAGAAGGGGAACTAATGACTACTGTAACTACTGCACGTAAGTGTGGGAATTGCGACACTTGTTCATGCAAGAATAAAGGAGAGAATAATGAAAAAACTCAGTCCTAAGCAGAAGAAGATGGCTGCTCTTGCTGGAAACAAAAGCAAGATTGATGCACCAGATTTGAAGATGCTTCGTGCCTCTAAGGGCAAAAAACAGGCTATGCCTAGAAAGCGTGGGATGTAATGCCAGCACAAAAGAAACAACCACCAAGTCTTAATTACAAAGGTCGTGTGTGGACTTGCGATAGCCACAACAACGTCATTACTGCCCTATTAGGGGCAGGAAACAAGAAGGCTGCAAATACAGTTCTCCGTGATGTTCACCCAAAAAAGGGCAATAGTTGTAAGGAGTGTTCTCGTCTATACGAAGACACTCCTTCTGTAAACCGTTAGGAGTGGACCAAAACCATGAAAAAGCCACCTATGAAGGGCAAGTACACCAAGTCTTCTGATGAAAAGATGGACTCCTATCTAACCAAGAAGGCTGGTCTTGACAAAGAAGAGAAAGAAGAGTTTGAAAAGAAAGACAAGGCTCACGGCAAAAAGAAGAAGCCCAAAACTCTTGAAGAAGACGTTAAAGTTGATAAGAAAATTATCAAGGGCATAAAGAAGAAAGAAAAAGCCCACGAAAAGAAGGAAGGCAAGAAAGGCGAAAAAGCCGAAGAAAAGCGGGAGAAGAAAGAAAAGAAGTAAGAGTTAGGCCCCTTAATCGGGGCCTTTCTTCTATCCTTGTCTCATCGGAACTCCGTGCGGACTCCGTGTAGTGCCCACTACTTGCGACAAAGGGGATTATAAATGGCTTGGAAGCCTTGGTATGAGCGTGCAGTCGATATGCACGGTAAAGAAGAAGTCGAAGAGTTCATGCGTGGAATTTTTGGGTATCGTCCTAAACACCGTGAACCGATAATCGCTGGCCTTGTCGCAGGGTATGTTGGTGGAAAAGTTGCCGCAGCCTCTGTGAAAAGAGCCAAGAAGAAGTGACTTTATCTAAGTTTAATAACGCAATGAAAGCCGCTAGTCATGAGACTACGAGGCTTATGTCTGCACGTCTTCGTTCCGAAGCGCAGGCAAGCGGTTGGCCATCAGATGTATCGCGTACCCTTCGTGTGTCACACGGAAAGAATGGCTTTGAAGCCCACGTGTCTAAGAAGCATTACCAAAGTGCCATGGACCTTGAGTATGGCACTCCAAACACTCAACCTACCGCTGCTGTTCGTCGTTTTAAAAACCGACAAGATGAAGCAGAACACTTTTTTGTTGGACGCTTAGAGAAACACTTCGGTGACCTATGAGTTTCCTACTTGCTGAAGATGAAGCCCTGAGAAATTTGTTAAAAGGGATGACCGTTACAGACCAAAAGTCAGTCACTGAAGAAGGTTCTACAAGAACTGTTGAAGTTTGGTTTGGTCAACCTGACCAAGAACTTCGTGACCAGAAATACCCTTACATCACTATCGATATGGTAGATGTTGCTGAAGACTTTTCACGTGCAATGCGTGGCAAGGTAAGGCCTACCTATTATTCTGACCCAACAAGTATGGTTCAAGGCGTACAGGGAACCCAAGGTGTTCAAGCAGTTCAAGGGGTTAACTTTGATGACGACTTACATGCTTGGGATATGGATTTTCCAATTCCAGTAAACATTGATTATCAAATTACAACGTATTCTCGTCAACCACGTCATGACCGTCAAATCTTGGCGCAATTGCTATACACAAAGATTCCAATGCGGTTCGCTGTTCTTCAACCTACTGATAACACGGTCCGTCGTTTGGATGTTCTGGATATTGCAAAACGCGATGTTTCAGAAAATGGAAAACGTTTATTCGTAAACGCCATAACGGTGCGTATTTCAAGTGAAATTGCACCATCTACATTCAACAAACTCTACAAGGTGCTCCAACTCGACATCACAGGAACAACCGACAACCCTATTTTGGGTCGTGGGCAGTTCACTGCAATAGACCCGATTATCATAACGCAATCATAAGGAACCCTTACCCAACTAGTTAGGAGAAATCATGGCATATAGCCGCCCAGGTGTTTACATTAGTGAACGCCTTCTACCAGCAACAATTCCTGCTGGTGTTAACGCTGATGCTGCTGGAGCCGTTGTTGCAGCCTTTGCACAAGGACCAGAAGCAGTAACTCGCGTTATTTCGTGGTACGAGTTCACCAAGTCGTTTGGTGGATACAACGCAACCTATCCAGCAACATTCCAAGTAGCAGCATTCTTCCAAAATGGTGGACGTGAACTATTTGTAAAGCGTATTCTTGCAGCAAATGCAGCCGCTGCAGATGTAAACATTATGACCAGTGCATCAGACGTGGTCTGTGAAGTTACTGCAAAAAACGCAGGAACAGACGGAAATAACCTTCGTGTTACTGTAACCGCTGGTTCTGTGTCAAGCACTTACACACTGACTGTATACAAAGAGGCTGGTGTTGCGGGTATTTCTGACGACATTCTTCTTGAACGATACGAGAACATCGTATTTAACGATGAAGACTCATCTGATTTTGCAGACACAGTAATTAACCTAGTATCTGCAAACATTCAAGTTGCTGCTGTCGATGGCTCTGGAGTTCCAGTGCTCAACACATACCCACTAACAGGTGGAAGCAATGGAAGTGCAGTAGCATCTACTGATTACACCAACTACAAGGCTAGTGGTTCTTCAGTATTTGAAGACTTCTCTTCTTTTGAACGCCCATTTGTTATGTTCCTTCCAAATGTAAACGCACTTGCTTCAGGTGTTACTGGAGTTTTTGATGCTGCAACATCTTGGGCAGAAGACAATAACGGATTCGTTGTTATCGATACTGACCCTGATTTGACAGTTGCAAACGCAATCAGTGCTGCTGGTGCACTTGCAGATACCAGCCATGCTGCTGTGTATTACCCACACTATTTTATTGCTGACCCACTGGGACGTGGCGCTGGTGCGCTTCGTAAGATTGGTCCAGCAGGTGCTGTAACAGGCCTATATCTAACAACAGATGCAACTCGTGGAGTCTTTAAGGCTCCTGCAGGCATCACAGCCTCTCTTCTCGGTGCCGTTGCTATGGAAAAAGCATTCACTTCATCTGAATTAGATTCAATGAACGCAAGTACTTCTCCAGTAAACCCAATTCGCAACATTCCTGGTGCAGGACTTGTTGTCATGGGAGCACGCACACTGAAGCAAGATGGAACAGCAAATAAGTATGTAAATATGCGCCGTTCTCTTATCTACATCCGTAAAGAACTGAAGAATCGTACAGAGTTTGCCATCTTTGAAAACAATGATGAGAACCTTTGGTCACGTATTCGCACAACTATCTCTGTATTCCTCGGTGAATATAGAAATCAGGGCGGTCTTCGTGGTGGAACAGACGCAGTTGCATTCTTTGTAAAGTGCGATGCTGAAAACAACACAGCCGCTCAAATTGCAAACGGAGAGGTTCACATCCAAGTTGGTGTGGCTCTTCAATACCCAGCAGAGTTCATCGTCATCGACCTCAGCCAAAAGACGCTGAACTAACCCGAAGGAGAAATAACTAATGCCTACAATCGTTAACCCTAGGTCAAACCTAATAACTGACCCGTTACGTAACTTTAGGTTCTTGGTTTCGTTTATTCCACAGGACACCACAAACACTGCCCTAAAAGGGTTGGTAGGAGCACAAGCCACTACGTTTGGCTTTACTTCTGTTTCTGGTTTATCTGTGACAACCGATTCCATCCCTTACCGTGAAGGTGGATACAACACTGTTGTACACCAGATTCCTGGTCAAACAACCTTCACACCAATCACGCTACAGCGTGGTGTAATTATTAACACAAAGCAGAACTGGGAATGGATGCGCAATCTATTCGCAACTGTTGCCTCTGGTGGTAGCACACGTGCACTTGGTCAAAACTTCCGTTGCGACCTTGAGATTCAGGTTCTATCTCACCCAATTCCTGCTGCTGGTGAAGATGATAATTCAACCGCAACAGACCACGTAGCCCTGCGTGCCCGCGTGTACAACGCTTGGCCAACTGCTGTGGCATACTCAGACCTCAACGCTGGTGATAACGCACTTCTTGTGGAGCAGATGACGCTCGTGCATGAAGGCTTTGACATCAATTGGGCACCTAGCCTAACTCAAAATGCTCCAGCATTTGGTGCTGGTGCACCTGCAGGAAGTAGTACTTCTGGCAGCGGCAGTGGCGGACTCCTACAAGTTCTCTAATCTAACAAAGGAACATAATGTCGAAAACAATTAGTGCAGCGGCTAATCCCGCATTGGCAAATGATTTGATTAAGAAGGCTATGGATGAAACTCCAAAGCCAGAACAAGAAGTAAAGTTAACACCCCCTTCGGATAATGTAGTGACCCTCCCTGGCGGCTATTTGACAGACGCTGGGGAGGTCATTACCGAAGCCGAAGTTCGGGAGTTGACTGGTGCAGATGAAGAAGCAATTGCTAAAGCAGCAAATGTTGGTCGTGCGCTTTTAACTATTTTGCAGAGAGGTACCGTTCGTATCGGTAACTTAAAAGCAGAAGAAAATGTGCTTGATAACTTGCTTTCTGGAGACAGAGACACGCTGCTTTTGGCTATCTTCAAAGCAACCTTTGGACGCACAGCAGAGATTCAGGTTAACTTTGGTGGAGAAATTAAGCCAGTTGAAGTTGACCTAGATGTTGACATTAAGACCAAGTCTTTATCAGACCCTCTTAATGACCGTGTGTTTGAAGTACAAGGTAAGAAGGACACTTTTATTGTGCAGTTACCAACAGGTAAGGCGCAAAAAGAAATTATTGCCAGTTCAGACAAGTCTGCTGCTGAGTTAACGACCATCATGCTTGAGTACACGGTTGTTCAAATCAATGGCTCTCCAGTACTGAACAAACAACAGGTACGAAATCTTGGACTTGTTGATAGACGCAAGATTGTTGACGAAATAAACAAACGTATTCCTGGACCACAATTTGACAACATAACTGTAACTGACCCTGACACAGGAAGAGAGGTACAAGTGCCGATTAATTTCGGTACCTTGTTTCGATTCTAAGGTCACGCCCTTTGGCATGTTAATGGCTGATTGGGCAGCGTTAGTGAACTCCTTTGAAGGATGGACGCTAACAGAAATTAAAGCGCTTTCTCCACGAGAGCGTCAAAATTGGTTAGAAGTAGCCAAGTACATTCGTAGAAAGGACTGATGCATGGCTAACAAAATGTTGACAAACATTCAGTCCGTTACTAATGGCGTTGCCACACTCACTCAAAAAGTTAATGAACTCTATGCTGCCGTAGATAAAGTATCAGGTGCTGCAGAAGGCGCTGTTGAAGGAGTTCAAGGTGCTCTTAGAAACATGGGCGGAACTGCACACCTTGGTTCAGCAACGTCTCGTCCTGGAACTGGCACTGATGGCGCTAGGTTTACACCAACTGGCGGAGGTATGCCGTCTTATTCCCAAATGGACGACGGAATGGGCAAGTTCAACTACAACCAATCTTCTTTTGGCGGTGGTTTTGGTGGAAGTTTTAGACAACAAAGTTACTGGGAAGCAGATGACGGCGGTTTAAGTCAAGCAGCGGCTGGTGCTCAAAATACGGGCCTTGGTTTAGCAAAGATGGCTCTAGCGCCTGTTGCGGGTGCATATGCTGCGATGCCAGACCTTGCGTTAACTATGCAACGCGAGATTGGTTACTATCAAGCAGCGTTGCGTGCTCCTGGAATAAACAGAGCACAATTCCAATCCCAGTTTATGGGAAGTATGAAGGGCGGAATGTCGAGCGTTGGCTCTGACTCTCTTGTTGCAGCATTACTGGCTGGTCGCGGATACACCCCAGGAACTTCTAACTTTACACAAGCAGGACAAGAAGTTGCTGGAGCATATAGATACCTTGGAATAGAGAACGCAGCCGCAGCATCTGCTATTTCTGGTTTCCAATCTGGTCCTATGGGAGCGAATCTTTACCAATACGGCATCAGCACATACGATACTCAGACTGGTAAAGACAGACCTGTTGGAGAAATTGCAAAAGATTTAATGGATTTGATGGCTCCTGGTGGAGTTAGTGGAGCAAAAGCAGTAAACGAGTCTTTCTTAAGAGGTGCACTTGGTGCAAACCTTAAAACTATGGGATTTGATGCTGCACAGCAAGAGATGATTCGTCAAGCAATGGTTGACCTTTCTGAAGGAAGAAACCCAGATTTAAGAACAGCAAAGGCTCCAATTGGAAACGAAAACACAGTACTTGATTCTGCTGCTCGTTTGAATGTTTCTCAAACAGAGTTAATGAATGAAGCAGCAAAGGGAATGGTTGAGGGGTTTGAAAATGCTGCTGACACTGTAGAAGCATTTAATAAAGCCTTAAAGCCTGTTGCTGAAGAATTAGGTTATCTCAGAGGTTTTATTGGGGGTGTTGGCGGAACCAACGTTGGTCAAGGTCTTGCTACCTTTGCAACAGTGTTTACTGACGGCGTCAAACAGTTTATGACTGGTGTTAAACAATTCACAGACGCTATCCCATTTGTTGGAGGTGGCACTTCTGGTTTTGGCGCTGCATTTGGCGCAAGTATGTTGGGTGGCAAAGGTGGAGGAGCACCTGTCTCTGGAGCAGTTAGCGCACCTTATGGCGCTCAGGACAACTCTGGAATGTGGGCTGGAACAAACGGTAAGCACACAGGTATCGACTACGCAGTTCCAAAGGGAACTCCAGTCATTGCTCAACTTCCAGGAAAAGTTTCTAGCGTAAACCCAGGTCCAGATTACGGAACTGCCGTTGTTATTGACCATGCCAATGGTTATCAAACAATTTATGGTCATTTAAGTTCTCGTGATGTAAAAGTTGGAGATGAAGTAAAACCTGGACAAAAGATTGGTAAATCAGGAGATTCTGGAAATGTAACTGGTCCTCACTTACACTATGAAGTGCGAAAGGGTAAAAACAATCCAGTAGACCCTAACAGCCTTGAAGGTTCTGCAGGAAATTTCTCAGCGTCAATGGCTGCTTACAGTCAAGATTTTGCATCTGCTATGTCTATAAAAGTAGGTAAAAAGTCCTCTTCTCCAAATAGCAGTTCTAGCGCTAATTATGTTTCAGTAAAGGGTACTGGAAGTGAGATTGATTGGGCAAAGAAGTTCTTAACAAAGATTGGTGCTCCAGTAAGCGAAGGTAATATTGGAGCCTTAACTACATGGATGAGATTTGAGGGAGGACATTGGAAGAACAGTGCGTCCTACAACCCTCTAAATACAACCCTTGATATAAAGGGTGCTATTGGAAGCATGAACGAGGTTGGCGTAAAACGCTATGACTCATGGGAAACAGGACTTACCGCAACTGTAAAAACGCTTCTTGGCAATAAGTCTGTTGAACGCGGTTATGCAGACGTTGTCGCTGCATTCCAAAGTGATGCTGGAACTTCGGCTATTTTGAACGCAGTTAACAACTCTGCTTGGCTCAATGGTAGGACAAACAGCCCAGGATACAAATTTCCTCAAGGTGGAGGAACATCTGGTTTTGGCGCTTCTTTACCGCAACCAGTAAATGAGCCTGGAACTAACAATGTGTACATAACAGTTAAATTTGAACAACCAGATGACCAATCTGCACGCAAGTTTGCTCAAATGGTAGAGACATACTTAAAACGCAGTAACAATAACTCAGCGATAGGAAGCGTCTAATGTCTAGACAAACAAACTATGAAGATGCAGCCAAAGCCGCTCTTGAAGCAAAAAAGAGACAAGAAAATGAGCGTGCTAAACAAAAGGCAAAAGACGAGCAAAAGAAAAAACTTGCTTCTTTAAAGTCTGAGATTACTAAAATAGACACGCAATTAAAAGACTTAAAAGTATTAATTGATAATGAAGAGTTTGTTTTAAACAAGGCAAAAAAAGATTATCAAGATTACTTCAAACTTGCTGCACCCAATGGATTGCAGAGTGAGTTAAACTCATCTGAACTTGCTCAACTAGCAGTTTTACAACAGCCTATAACTGCTAGCACAAATCGTTTAAAAGGTTACACAACCAGAAGAACTAACCTAAACAATCAACGAAAAGCAAAAACCAAACAGATAAACGACACTGTAGGGGCAAGTGACCGTTCTAGAACACAGCAAACACAGACATCAAACACAAGCAGTTCACGGCCCCCTACAACAGGAGGCGGAAACGCAACTAACAGCACAGGTGGAGGCGTAGATGCTAAAGGACCTTATAGGTACAACCCACCGATGGTTAAATCGGCGTACTTTAATGCTGGAATGGCTGCAAAAACTTTAGGAGATTCAGTTATCACTGCTCCTGGTTACGAGTCTGCACAAAATGCTTGGGGAGCAGACGGAAAGCATAGCCGTGGCGCAATTCAAATGGACAAAAAGTTTGTTACTAAAGTCTTAAAAAAGAAAGACCCAACAGGTACCACTTTTACAAACTTTGATGACCAACTTTATGGGTTTAGATTCCTCTATAACCCAACGACTGTCAGTATGGGTTGGCAGATTAATACTGCAATGAATCCACAGTTTCTTGCAAGTGGAGACGATGAGTTTATTCCTATTTCTGCTGGTCTGTTGTCAAGCGTAGTTGAATTTACCTTGTGGTTAAACCGTATTGAAGATATGAAGATTCTTTCAGACAAAGGAATTACCTCTAAAAACCCATACCCTTACCCACGAACCATCACCGCAAAAGATGAAACAGAGTTGTGGAAAAAAGGTACTATGTATGACCTTGAGTACTTATTTAAAACACTAAACGGACCTCATGCAACTTTCAAATCATCAATGTTGCAAGGGGATACCGCCGATAGAGGTTGGCTACGACCTGCAATCGTAGAACTTCACCTTGGTGCACAGATGAGGTACAAAGTTCGTATTCAAGACTTCTCAGTAAATCACATCATGTTTAACAGCAAGATGGTTCCAATTCTTTCAACTGTTAAGTTGACCTGTTTAAGGTTCAACGATTCTCCCGAAAGAAGTGGTGGAACAAACTTCACCACATACACAACTCCAAGTGGTGGAACCTCCTGGTCTGGTTCTCCTTCTCCTTCTGATTTACAAGCGGCAGGTTACCGATGATATTTTTAGACAGCAGATACGCAGATGGTCGCCTTTATAAGGCTTACGATTCACGCACAGGAAAGTATCAATTATCTGTAAATAGAACTTGGCCAAACTATGTAACTACATTTTTTTGGCATTACTGGGTAGAGACAGACAGACTTGATAACTTGTCTTTGCGTTACTTAGGAAAACCAAATTTGTGGTGGCGAATTGCAGATATAAATCCAGAAATTGTTGACCCATTTTCAATAGAGCCTGGAACACCTTTAAGGATTCCAAATGAATAGGTCCTATCAATATAGGAATGCAACTAGTTTTAAAGTTACATTTCCTGATTTTCCTTCTTTTAATACCTTGCCTCATAACTTCAGGCTTATTCAAAAAGCAGGAAAACAAGACGTTGTAGAAATAACTTATCCTAATTTCACCCCATTTTATCAACAGGCATTGAAGACTGGTGTTCCTTTAACCATATCGTGGACTAACGGATTAAACACAAATATTTGGTATGGGTATGTGTACGACGTTAGCCCAACCCATCAACAGAGTTTAAAAAAGCCAGTAATGGTTAGAGGTATGGGTTCATCTTTTGGTCTAAAAGATATGGGCAATAAAATTTGGGTAAACAGAACAGCCACCGAGATAGTCACTGAAATAGCCCAAAAATTTAAACTTAAACCAAAAGTTACACCAAGCAAAATTAGGTTTTCTCAACAATCTATGGTTAACCATACCTACTGGGAAAAACTAAAAGAACTAGCCCACAGAGTAGGCTATGTGGTACAGATGAGTAAGACAGAACTTCATTTTCATCCTCTTGATGTGATGATTGATAAGTTTGCAACTGTTATCCCTGTTCTCTATCATGATTGGGAAGAGAATCAAGTCGTTTCAATCATGTCTCCTACCTTAGATACCTTTGTTCCTACAGTCGGAGACTCAACTGAGGGCGTTTATAGTAAAAGAGAAAAACAAGTATCAGGTATTGACCCATTAACTGGAAAATCCTTTACTGCTTCTCATTCCCCAAGTGATTTTAAAAAAACGTTGAGAAAAGATGTAAGAAACACGCTCTTTAAAGAAAGCCTTAGTGGAACCATGTCTTCTAGCCCAAGTATGGCTAGAGAGTTGTCTAAAGCACAGGCAGTGCTGTCTCACTACTCCTTACGTGCTGAAGGCAAGGGTCAGGGAGACCCCCTAATGGCTCCATACAGAACTGTTGAGGTAAATGGGACTGGAGACTTCACAGATGGTTTTTGGGTGATAGAAGATGTTGAACACTTCGTTACTCATGATGGTCGGTACTACGTAGACTTTACCTGTATGTCTGATGGAACTGGGGCAAACAAAGGGGGAGTATTTAGACCTACAATGGCTGGCACAGTTCCAGTGAGAAATTTAGCCTTTGAAGCCTCTACAGAGGGTTTGAGTGCACCTACCTCTACTAGAATTAGCGCTACTACAACAATAGTGAACGCAAACTCCGTTGGGTACACAGTTGCCCCTAGAAGATGGGTAGGTGCATAATGGCCGAAAAAGCAATCTCCCTACCATTTTCAATAAACTCTTTTGGAAAACTAGCAGATACTACGGAGCCTCAAAAGATATGGGCGGACAGAGTACGCTCTGTAATAGGCACAGCACTAAGAGAACGGGTCATGCAGCCTGAGTTTGGCACAGACATACCCTCTTCAGTTTTTGAAACAACAGAGGATGCTGACGCACAAATTAGAACAGAAGTAATTGCAGCCTTTAATTCTCAATTACCATCTTTAACATTAGACGACGTAACATCCACCTTTGATGAATTTTCAGGCGTAATGAACGTAGACATCATCTACGCATTACCTAACGACGAAGTTGTCAGTACATCTATCGGTTTAGTGTCTATAGCAGGAACCGCCCCAATCTATGAGGAGTCACGATGAGTGTAACCCCCCCATCCAATATCCCGTTGTCTGTTGACTACACAAGCAAAGACTTCTATTCAATTAGAACAGAGTTAATTGCTCGTATTCAAGACCGAATCCCAGAATGGACTGCAGCAGACCCAGCAGACTTTGGCGTTGCTCTTGTAGAGGCTTTTGCCTATTTGGGAGACATGATTTCCTACTACATAGACAGAAACGCCAATGAAGGGTTCATATCTACTGCTACTCAAAGAAGTAGCGTCCTCAGTATTGCTCAGACATACGGTTATAGCCCAGCAGGTTATCGTGCAGCCTTTGTAACAGCGACTTTCAGTAACACTTCAAGCACTGCTGTAGTTCTACCCGTTGGAACTGTATTGGCAGGAGAAATTATTGAAGGAGACACGGTTCAACCAGTGTATTTTTCAACTAACACAGAGATTGAAGTTCCTGCTCAAGTAGGCTCTACTGTAGGAACTGAAGACATAACCGTTTACCACGGGCGTTCCATCACACTCATTGCAGAAAATGCAAATGAATATGGTGAATTAATTGGAGAGTCAACTGGAAAACCAGGTATGCGTTTTGATTTGAGTGAAACTCCAGTAGTAGAAGACTCAATTGAGGTGTACGTACAAGATGGCGATGTGTACACCAAATGGACACAGGTGCAGCACTTATTAGACTATGACTCAACAGACCAAGTCTTTTCAACATTAGTAGATGAAGAAAACAACGTCTCAATTATCTTTGGAGACGGTGTTTCAGGAGCAATCCCAACCTTGTATTCAGAAATACGAGCCAGGTATACCGTTGGTGGCGGTTCCTTTGGTAACATTGTAGATGGAATTTTAGACACTATTGATTACATCCCTGGATTGTCGGAGTCTCAAGTCACTGCGTTGCAAAGCACACTCACTGTTGCTAATAACTCAGTTGCAGTTGGTGGGTCTGACCCAGAAGACACTAATCAAATTAGAACTGCTGCTCCAATTTCTTTGCGAGCAAACACCCGAGCAGTAACTCTTCAAGATTTTGCTGATTTGTCATTAGCAGTTACTGGAGTGGGAAAAGCAAACGCAACGGCAGCAACGTGGACCTCTGTAACGGTTTACATTGCCCCTACACGTTCAACAACAGATGCTGACCCAGCACCAGGTCTTGACGACAATGGAGACCCAACACTGGAGTACGACGGATTAAAAGAAGATGTTGAGGTTTACTTGTCTGACAAAATCTTATTAGGAACTACTGTAACTGTATCTCCACCAACTTATGTGGATGTGCTAGCAAGCATTCAGTACACAAAACTTGACCAATACACAAACGCTGAAATAGAACTTGCAATTAAAAATAAGATTCTTTCGGACTTTGGATACGCGGGAGTGTTCTTTGAAGACATTATTTATCCTCAAGACATTGAGTTCTCATTACAACAAGTTCCAGGAATTAAAGTTGCAAAGGTAGTTCAACTATACCGTGATGGAGCAAGCCCAGCGTTAACTATCTTGACGGGTGACCCAGATGAGTTGTTCAGATTCACTGAAGCAAATACGAACATTACAGAAATCTAATGGACGGGCATATCAAGAGACTGTACGGAGTATATCGAGCCGTTGTTGACGACAACAATGACCCGCAATATCTTCGTAGATTAAAGGTAAAAGTTCAATCAACCTCCTTTAATAAAGACGCAACTACTAACTGGATATGGCCAATAGTTTCTACTAGTCGTCCTCCAGCAATAGGAAGCGGCGTGTATGTGTTCTATCTTGGTGGTGACCCAGACTACCCAGTATGGGTTGGAGAATTTAGTACTCCAGAAAATGTTCAAGGAGGTTTTGCTTACGGGTCTTGGTTCAGTAGTTCAGACCAAACTGCTGCTGCTATTAATACAGCATATAACTTTTCAGTAGACAACAAAGACTATGAAGAAGGAATAGCAGTAAAAGATAATTCAAAGTTTACTGTAGAAGAAAGCGGAACATATAACTTACAGTTTTCAGCCCAAATACATCACAGAACTGGCGGAGGAGGAGGCTCTGGCGATAGCGTATGGATTTGGTTAAAGAAAAACG